CGGCGAGAGCGGCTTGTTCGAGTCCGGCGGCTCGATCGTCCATTCGCCGTTGTTGGTCCCGACGATCAGGTGCGTCACGGGCGCGATCCAGGTGATCGCGTTGACCTTCTCCGAGGAGAGCGTGTAGGAAAAGCCGTCGTCCGCGTCAGTCCCAGGCGAAAAGTCCTCATAGGATCCGACGGAGGATCGCCAGAGCGTTTGCGGATAGTCGACCGTGTTGGCGAGCCACATACATTGCTTGTGCAGGGCGATCGCGGCCGGATAGCCGCGCTTGGGCGAGAAGGCCCCTTCCGAAAAATAAGGGGTCGGAGCGCTGTCCTTGAGCTCGCTCTCGATCGAAACCGTGACCTGGGTCGCGCTCGTGAAGGCCGTGACCTTGACCCATCCCTCGTTTTCGGATCCGGTCAGATTGTCGTTGCAATCGAATGGATGCCGGATCCGCCAGGAGCTCCCGACATGGCCGGTCTCGAAAAGATCATGGGACGCATACATCGTGACCGATGTGCCTTGCCGAGCCGAAAACCAGACAAGCTTTCCATCGATTGCATGGGCGGATACCTGGTCAATGTACCAGGTTCCGGACGTCGCAGTTGAGGAATCGATCTGGACATAGGCCCCGGTCCCGCCGGCGGATTCGCGCCAAAAAATCGTGTACTCTTTCCAGGCCGAATCCGGTACAGCGACAAGCGGGACCTGGGTCGCCCATCCGGAATCGTCGCCTTTGCGGATGGAAATGAGGGCCACCTTGGCGGCCGTGTAGATCTTCAGGGTGGCCCGGTAACACTTTCCCGTCGTCGTCGTGAAGGCGTCGCTTCTGATCCCTTCGCTTGCCGCATCGACCGTGAATTTTCTCGAGTAGCCCCCGTCGCTACATTTCTCCGAGCTCCTGGCGTTTGTCGTCGGGGTCCCGACGCTTGCCCAATTCGCGTCCACCTCCATCGAGCCGTTGACGATCAGGTCGTTTCCGGTGATGTTCCAGGATTGCTCGTCGAGATAGGGACCGTTGTTGAAATCGGCCAGGGAGAGCGTCCAGGACGTATGACCCGTGCGCGTGAGTTTCCGCGGCTCATAGGCCGGATGCACGATATACATCGTATCGGCGTCCTGGGCAAATTTAAGGCCCTCAAGATCCGCCTCGAGGTACGGGCTCGCGATCTCGTATGGCGATCCTCCGGATTCGATCTGGCCCTGGTCCTTGTAAAAGCGGATATACTGTTCGCCAAACTCGAGGATGTAGGCCTGGGTAATCGAAAACTCGAAGGGAATCAGCCGGACGACCTTCGAGGAGTCCTTGACCTCGGCGACGAAGTAGGTCCCGGGGCGGCGCCGGGCCGGCCCGTGGACCAGGGGGACGAAGTTCTCCATCTTCCGGCAGCCCGAGGCGTACTTCTCGACGTCGACGCGGCCGTAGAGTTGGGAAGAGAGCTCGCCGGCGTTGAAGCTCGTGATGATCGGAGAAACCCTGGGCATCCTTACAACCTCGCATTGAGCCAGGAATCGACCTCGATATCGCCGGGCGTACCCTCCTGGGCATCGATACAACCGGCCTCGAGCTTCTTCCGCTCGTAGATCTCGAGCATGAGCTCGGCCAGGCTCCGGTTATTCGAGAGGGCGTAGGCGAGCTCGGCCGCCAGGCGCGCCGCGACGGCGCCGACCAGGAGCGGGTCCATCTCTCCGGCGCCGATCCGCTTGATGTAGAGGATCTTCGCCGTGCTCTCGTTGGTCAGGAGCTTGCGGCCCTCGACCTTGAATTTCAGATCTAGCCGCTCGAGTTGAAGGACCCGGAGGCAATCGGCCGGAAGGGCATACTGGAAGGCGAAGCCAAAGACCGGCGTATCGGTTTCCTGGGCAAGCGAGGCCCTGGCGGTCGCGCAATTCCAGTTGTAGGCCCGGAGCGTTTCGTCAACGACGGGTTGGTAATAGACCTTGCACTTCCGGGCGGCCTCGGTCTGCTCCTCGATGTTCGCGATCGTTTTGTGTCCGATCGCCGTGAGCGCGAGGTTGCAAATATCGACTTGGCTTGCCATTATCCTCTCCCTACGATCTCAAAGACCTTATTGGAGCCGCCGAGGCTCTCGACCGTTTTCCAATGTTTCCCGATCTCGCGCTCCCACCACTCCCGCGGCTTGACCGTCAAGTGGAGGACCTCGTTGATATGCCGGCCCCAGGAGTCCGGCCGGCCGCTGATTGTGCAATAGAGGTTCGGCGTGTGCTCGCGCATGGCCCGGAGCGATCGCTCAACGTAGTCCGTCGGAAGGTGCTCCAGGACGTCGCAGCAAAAGCCCCACTCGGCGGCCGGCAGGGCCCCCGGGAGCTCGTGGAGGGCGCACACAAAGAAACGATCCCCGAGGATCCGCTTCGTCCCTTCCCGGACGCTGTTGTGTGCGATGTCGACCAGGTAGACCTCGAAGTCAGCACGTGGAGCACCTGTGCCGCGTCGCCGGTCCCGCAACCGTAGTCGATGACGCTCGGCCGGCCCTCGAGGAGCGAAACGAAGCGGCGAACGTGCGAGAGCCCCGGGCCTGGACTGTAGCCCGGGATCCGGTGCATCCGTTCGTATTTCACCCGTTCTTGATCCATGAATCCGTCGGTTCCCCCAGGAGCTCGCGGGTCCATCCGGAGAGGGCCCGGACCCGGTCCTGGAAAATGTAGGTCTGCGCGTTCTGCCACTCCTGGCGGACCGAGGTCGAGGCAAACTGCTTGCACTCGCGGCTCGGCGGATCGTAGAAATGGCGCTTTCCGTCCAGGGGCGCCCCCGCGACGATGATCTGCGAATAGCCCAGGGCCAGGGCGACGGCGACCGCAAAGAGGGTGCTCGTGCCGGCCAGGGCCGAGCCCGAGAGCGGCCATAGATAGTCACAATTAGGGATCCGCGGGTCGCGGCTCGGACGATAGGCGTGCGTGTGAGTATGGCTCGCGTCGCATCCGTACTGTCCCCGGAGAAATCTCCAGAGCGGCGGCTCCTCCGCGTGGAGGGAAACCCCGTGATGGACGCGCTTCTTCCAATGGAGGATCATGTTGTTGACCGCGACGACCGAACACTTCCGGGCCTCCGGGTCGAACCGCTCGAGGTCGTCCCAAATGGTCCACCCGGTCGCCATGACGACGGCCGGCCCGGAGTGATTCCCGGCGCAAGGAGGAGGGCTTTCGCCCTTCCCCCTTATGCCGTGGATCTCCCAAAAGGCGCCTTCCGGCGTCTTGTCGGGCTCCGGCCTGGCAAAAAGCATCTGCTTCAAGCCGGCCCTCCGCTTAGTTGGGGCAAGCGAGGAGGATGATCGTCTGGATCGTCCCGGTCATTTCCTCGGTCGCGGTCGTGAGGATGATGTCGGTATCGGCCGTGAACTTGTAGCCGACGCCCTCGGTCCCGCCGGCGTTGATCCGGCCGGCCGTGGTGATCTGCCCGCCCGTGGTGAACACGGTCGCGGCCAGGAAGCGGTCCGGATCGCCCGAGTCGCCGAGGATCAGGGTCCCCGCGCTCGAGAGGTCGTCGGCGATGACGAAGCCGATCACAAAGACCTCGTCCTTCTTGGCCTGGGCGACCTTGATCGTCGAACCGGCGGCGAGGCTCGCGGCCTCGTAGCGGTCCATACAGACCCGGACCTTCCCGCGCCAATCGGCCCCGAGGAGCGAATTGAGGACGGGAGAGGCCGCCTTCGTGAAATTGATACCCATAACGTCGGACATGGTTCATTTCCTCTCTTTCGCTGTTAGAGTTCCCAGGTCAGAGGCCGCTTAGTTGGAAGCGGCCTTGAAGATGACGAGTTGCACTTTGCCGGTTGCGGCGCCGACGCCGGTCTTGAGGACCAGGGGCGTGTCGGCCGTGGCCTTGTAGCCCATGCCGGCCTGAGCACACTTGAAGGCGGCGACCGCCGAAGTGCAGACGGTCGCCGCGATGTAGCGGTCATCATCCCCGGAGTCGCCGAGCTGAACCGTGACGCCGGTCCCCAGGGCGGCCGCGTTGAGAAAGGCGCCGAGGAAAACCTCGCCCTTCTTGAGGACGCCCATATTGACAAGGGTCCCCGCGTCCTCGGCGGCGAACGTGAATTCGTCGTAGGAGGCGCGGACCTTGCCGCCGTACTCGGCCCCGAGGAGGTTCCTCATGGTCGGAGAGGCGTATTTCGCGTAGTTGCTTCCATTCGGCATCTTGAAAATCCTCCTGTGTTACTGTGAAGGGGATCCCGGAGGATCCCCGGGTTGATTGATTAGGTCTCGGTCGCCTGGATCTCGACGACGCCCTTCTCGTCCATCCGGGTCGCGCCGATGAACATCCCGACGTAAACCTGCGTCGCGTAGTTCTTGTCGGCTCGCTCGGAAACGCGGGTGATGATGTCTGTCCCGATCCCCAGGAGGATCGAGTTCTGGCTCCATGCCAGGCAAGAGCGGGTCGTCGAAACCTTCTTGAGCCGCTCGGTCCGAATGAATTTGAACCCGAGGAAGGTGTCGATCTGGCCGGCGGCCAGGGCCTTCACCGTGTTGTAGTCGATGGATTTGATCTCCGTCGTCTGGAGGAGCGCCGTGACCTGTTTCGCGTTGAGGATGAGGAACCGCGGCTCGTCCGGATCGTTCTCGTAGGAGTCGAGGATCTCCTTCGCGGTAAGGAGCTTCCCGATGGTGAGGCTCGCCGAGCCGTGGGCGATCTGGTGGGTCGAGGTCGGGAAGGCATAGGTCGACGTGCCGTCCCGTCCGCCGTAGGCCGTCGCCAGGGCGCACGCGATGATCTCGTCGTCGATCGCCCGATTCATGGCCGCGACCGCGTTGACCGCGTACTTTGAGGTCGGGTCGGTGATGAGGGTCGGCCGGTCGAAGTTGTCGATCAGGTCCGCCCAATCGTAGGGCGTCGGAGCGACGCGCCGGCGAACATGGGGCGTCGAGATGAGCGGCGTGTCCCCGTGGCGCTGAGTCCGCTTCTGCGCGGCGGTCTGGTCGATCTGATCAAAGAATCCATATTCCCCCTGCACGCCTTCCTCGCGGACGCAGGGACGAAGGCGAGAGGGCTTCTGCTGCTGCAACAGGACCACGTTGTCGTTGTACTGCTGAACCATTGCGGTCGTGATTTCAAAGCTCATGGAATGATCCTCCTCTGTGAAAGGGGTTGGTTTTTACTCGTTGAACCGTTCAAGATTTCTCTTTCGCGATTGCCCGAAACCGGATCGCATCAACCATCAACGCGGCCCGGATCCCCGAGAGGAGGATTGCCCGGATATGAAAAGAGTGATGGGGCCAGGAGCCGGCCGGGTAAAGGAGAGTGGAAACCCCGGTTATCGGCCCCCGGGCGCCCTGGGGCGTATCAGCCGCCCGACGAGAGAACTTCGTTGAGCCGCATCACTTCCTTGACGGCCTCCTCATGCCGCGGGTGGCGCTTGTTGAAGTACGCCTCGTTGAGCGGGTTTTGCTTGTTGCTTAGAATGTCCTGCTTGCGGAGCTTCGCGTCGTTGGCGTTGAGATCGAAGCTCGGCCGCTCGCCGCGCACCAGGGAGCTCTCGCGCATCGAAACCCCGATCTGCGCCAGGAGCCCCGTGATCAGCGGGTCGTTGCCGTATTTCTCGGCGATCAGCGAAATCTCCTCCGGAGAGCCGCCGAAGGTTTTGAGGACGCGGTTGGCGACGTCGACCATCTCGTCGGCCTTCGCCCCGAACCGCTCGCGCATGGCCGCGACGCCGGCCTCGTAGGCCTTCTCGGCGCCCGCCGTGAATCCCTGGTAGTCCTTGAGGACCTCGCCCATGTGCCAATCAATGAGCTTCTGGACCTGGCCCGGAAGAAGCCCGACCTCGTGCGCCAGGGTCTTGAACCCCTTGAGGCGCTCCTCGTTGATCTCGATCCCCTCCGGAATCTTCTCTTTGGCCGGGAGCTTGACCTGGTAGCCGTCGGGATCTTTCGGCCGGCCGAGCTTGTCGAAAACCTGGCTCCAATACTCCGGCGTATCGTTCTTCCCGGCCGGCAGAGCGATCTTCTCGGCCCCGATCATGCTCTGCGCGGAAATGTAGCCCTTCACGAGTGAAGGAAAGTCCTTGATGCTCGCGAGGCTCGGGTCCTGGGCGAGCTCGGCCGGGATCATCTCCCGCCAGTTCGCGCCCTGCGTTGCCCCCTGGGTCGTCCCCTGGGCGCCCTGCTGCCCTTCGCCGCCTGGATTGCCCGGATTGCCGGATCCGTTACTCATGCTTTACGACCTCCTTGATGATGTTATTTTCCGCATCCTGGACCATGCCGAGGATGTATAGGACGACGTTCCTGCTGCCCTCGAGGAAAAGCGCCTCCTGGGGATCCCCGCGATAAGTGGGGTCGAGGAAACAAAATTGATTCGCCAGGTCGTCCAGGACGAGCTTGCCGGCGTCGCCGGAGAAAACGTCCCGGTAGGCCCGGATGACCTGTTTCTTCCGGATGTCCGGGTCCTTGTGCAGTTGGCCGAGCCAAGTAAAGATCCGGCGGAATTCCATCCCTCACCCCCACCAGGCCCAGGCGATCAGCGTCCAGATCACGACGCTTGCCAGGAAGGCCAGGAAAATCCCCCTGGCCGGCGCGAGGCCGTCAAAATGCAGATCTTCGGGGTCATTGAACCTCGGCACTTGCCTGTGCTCCCTTCAGCATTTGATCGAGGACGGAGCCATCCTCGACCCGCTTCTCGACCGGGACCGCGGCGGCCAGGTCCCTCATGCCCTGCTCTTGCGCCGCCTTTGCGGCCGCCGCCTGGCGCTCCTCCCGGATCTTCCGGACCTCGCTCTCGGGCCGGAGCCATTCCTGGGGCGTCCCGTAGCGCTCCGCAACCCCGCGGGTGATCTTGTCCATGTCGTAGACGTCCCAGGCGCTCGGATCCTGCGTGGCCTGAA